ATCGGATCTTCTTCACGCCCAGCATGGAGAAGTTCTCCAGCCAGCGTCCCCGGACGAGGAACCAGTCCTGCCCGGCGATGGCGCGGTCGGCCATCTTCTCGCCGTACGAATCCCACATCGCGGCATTTAGCCGCAGCAGCACCGGCTTGCTGACGGAGTCGTCGACGACGAAGCAATCGAGGAACAGCGTCTGGCCGGTCTTCCGCACGCCGTGGCGCTTGGCGACGCGCACCGTCTCGTTCTCGTCCCGGCGCTCGAGCCGGACTAGCTTGCAGATCACGACGGCATTCTCGTCGTCGGTCAGCGCGGCGAACTCCTTGATGCGCCCGCTGACGTCGTGCGCGGCGGGATCGTCGTAGAGCGCCTGCCACAGCGTGTGTGCCGGGCGCAGGTCGCGGTGCTTGGCGGTGAGGGTTGCCAGCTTGGCCAAGTCCTTCTCGTCGAGGCCGACGGTGTCGCGCTTCTGAACGTAGTGCAGAGCCTTGACCGGGCCGATGCCGACGAGGTTGTTGAATCCGCCGACAAGGCGCCCGTCAGCTGCGGTCCAGTTGGCTTGCGACAGCGCGGCGTCGAATGGCTCATAGCTGACGCCTTCGTCGCGCAGCTCGCGCAGGATCTCCACCGTCTGCTCGTCGTCCTTCGCCGCGCGCAAGCAGGCCGCGGCATACTCCATGGGGCGGTAGCGTTTGGCCCAAGCGCACCAGTAGCTGACGACGGAGTAAGAAACGGTGTGCGCCCTGTTCATGCAGTTGTGAACCACGAATCCATTAGCTGCGAAGTTGTGATGCGGCGCGGGCATGCACAAGTCGTAAACGTCCTCAATGCGATCGTCGCCGATGAACAGAACAGGCTCCCACTCCAGCTCACGTTGCGCGTGGACGCGGTCGTTGCTGGCGTGCCCCGCTTCAGCGTGAAGGCGACGATGACACTTTGCGCAAAGCAGCGCCAAGTTCTCAGGCGCGTTGTTGCTCCGATCGAAGTCGAGGTGGTGCGTGTCCGTCCAAGGCTCTGAGCACCGCTCGCAGCTCGTTGCCGCCGCGGCCTTGGCGGCTCGGACGGACAGGAACTCCGCTTTGTTGCGCGCCGCGGTTCCGTCATAAGGACCTCGCTTCACGCCGGTGCGCCAGTCGGTCCCTTTGGGGTTCTTTCGACTGGGCTTTGCGCGCGCTTGGTTGGGCTTGCGGGAACCTAGCCGCGCAACCAGATCTCCGGGCTGCAAGTCGCGCAGCGGAACGTAGCCGCGTGGCGTGAGGAACTCGTGCGGAGCAGTTGCGCGGATTTGGCCCGAGGTCGTTTCCACTGCCCACGTCCTCTGCCGCCCGCTGTAAACGACAGCCTCCGGAGCTCGCGGCTCGGCGTGCCCGCCAACGTCACACCACACGCGCGCTTTGGGCCGCGCGTCCTGCAAGGCGCGATTTCTTTCCGTCTTTGCGCGCACGGCGTAGCCGTTGTTGGCGTAGAGCTCCGCGAGAGTGATTTCGCGCGCGCTGTGCTGGTTCGCGAACGGAAGCTCTATGATTGTGTCGCCGGACAGGCACCACGCGCCATAAGAGCAAAGCTCTGCCCAGATCTCCTCGGCGTCGGCGCGCGTGAGGCCACTCTCCAGCGCGCCTGCGATGAACTCACTGCCGCGCCGGTCAAAGTACTCCTTGCCCTTGCGGCCTGACATAGCCTTGCGGATCTCGGCGATTGCAGCCCAACTCATGCGCCCGACGTCGCGGCACAAAATCATTATCTGCTCTTGATACAAAACGACACCCAACGTGTCCTTCAAGTAGGCTTCCATCGAGGCGCTGCGATAGGCGACTTCCTGCCTGCCAGAGTTGCGGTTGATGTAGAGATTGGTCGCGCCGCCGCCCAGAGGGCCGGGCCGGGCGAGGGCGGTGATGTGGTCGAGCTGGGTGAATGAGGTGACGGGAATCTGGATGGAGACGCGGCGCTGAGCCGCGCCTTCGAACTGGAACACGCCGGAGAACTTGCGCTCGTTGAAGATGCGGAAGACTTCCGGATCAGTCAGCGGCAAGTCGTAGAGCTGCTCCGCGGTGCAGCCTGCATCCTCAAGCACGCCAAGCGTGCGCAGGCCGAGCGCGTCAATCTTGAGGAGGTTGAGCCGCTCGGCACCTTGCTTGTCGACTTGGGCGACGCCGTCGACGACAGAGCAGTAATCGGTGATTGGATGGTTGGAGATGATGAGGCCTGCCGCATGGACGCCGGTGTGCGAAGCGTGCGATTCCAGCTCGCCCGCCAGCAGACCTTCTGGATACCGCTTCACGAACTCCTTGCCGGGGCCGGTGGTGGTGAGCGTGTCCTCGAGAGAATGGCCGTAGCGCGAGTCGCCTGACGAGTACTCGATCAGCACGTTGAGCACGGAGAAGGTGGAGCCCAGCGGGATGCCGAGTTTCTTGCCGACGTGGGCCAGCGCGCTGCGCGCCTGCAGGCGGTTGATGTTGCCGATGCGGGCGACGTTGGCCGCGCCGTACTTCTCGGCGGCGTAGGCGAACACCTTGTCGCGCTGCACGTCAGAGAAGTCGATGTCGATGTCGGGCAGGTCGCTGCGGTTGACGTCGATGAAGCGTTCGAAGATCAGGTGGTGCGGCAGCGGGTCGACTTCCGTGATGCGCAACAGGTAGCACACCAACGAACCGGCTGACGAGCCGCGCGCCGGGCCGACGAGCATGCGCTCCTTGGCCCACGTCACAAGGTCTGCCACGACGAGGAAGTAGCTCTCGTAGGCTTTCTCTGCGATCAAGGCGAGCTCCCTCTGCAGCCGCGCCTCATACTCCTCCGTCCACGCGGCGATGTGCCCCTTGGCCAGCCGGTAGTCTCGCCCGGCCTCTGCTGCCGCGCGCAGGTCGCCGGGAACCTGGATGACGGGCGCCCGGCGCAGACGGAGCCCAGACAGCCGTGCGGCCAACTCCTCGGTGTTCGCCAGCGCCTGGTCAAACGTCGCGGCAGGCACGCCCGGCAGCGCCCGACGCAGAGCGTCAGCGTCAAGGGGATGCTGAGGCGTGATCTTCCGTGCGTCGTTCCAGGCCAGGAACAGTCGCTCGTCCTCCGGGGCGGGGAAGTCGATGTCGCTGGTGATGACGAGGGGCTTCCCGGTCTCTCCCGCCAGCCGTAGAGCGCGTTTCGTCTGGAGGCCGCTACGAGGGTTCAGGTCCACGTAGTCGATGGCTCCTGCATCGGATAATGCGGCTCCTGCGAACCTGACCACGCCGGTGGCCGCGGCTAGCTCGGCCGCGGTCGTGGGCTGGCGGGAGACCAGCCGGTACAATGAAGGCAGATCCTCGGCGAGCACCCAGCACTTGGGCTTGAACGCACCGCGCGTCAGCGTCAGCTCGGCGCCGAACAGCGGTTCAATTCCGTTGGCGAGGCAGGCCTTCTCCCAGTCCACGTGCCCCCAAGTTCCGGGGTCGACGATGCCCGCCACCTTGCAGCCCGCGGCGGCGAGGGCCGCGGCGTGCCGGGCCGGGGAGCCAAAGGCCTGCTTGAAGGAGAACTCGGTGCGGACGCGCAGCTGGGGGATCACTTCTTGCACTCCGGGCAACGGTAGACGGTGCAGCCGTAGCTGGCCCAGTCCACCGGCATCGCGCTGGGCTGCGGCTGCGAGGCGATGATCTTGGCCGCGGCATCCCCGGCGCAACGCTCGTCGAACGAGAATCGCTCGGTCGAGCCGCGCGCCTGCGCACCGCAGTCGAAGCACTTGAACAGACGCACCAGCTTCACGTCAGCGGCGATGCGGATGACGGTCACAAGAAAACTCCCGATGCGCGCACGACTTCCAGAAGCGCCTTGACGTCGTCCAGCGCGCGGTGCTTCTGGGCCAGCGGCCTCTCCATGTAGTACTCGTAGAGCTCCAGCAACTTCGGGCGGCGCCCCCATTCCTCGGCATGCTCCTGCACGGTGCACAGCTCGCGCTTCGGCCATACCCACGCGCTCGGCGGAATGCCCATGCGCAGCAGCTCCATGAACATCAGCGTGCGGTCGAACGGCAAGTTGTGCGCGACGACGCCTTCCGCGCGCACGAAGAACTCGCGGAGCCGCGGCTCTACGTCGGGGAACCGCGGAGCGTCCTTCAGGTGGTCGTCGGTGAGGCCGGTGATCTTGGTGATGACGGCCTCAAGAGGCTGTCCAGGATTGACCAGCAGCTCCAGCTCGGCGATGATCTCGTCACGGCGGGCGTCCCAGAGGACGCCGCCGAACTCAATGATGCGCGGCTGCACGGCGTCCTTGGCCTCCGCATGGAACGGAAGGCCCGTAGTCTCCACGTCGAAGACTGCGACGATCATCGCGGCGTCTTCAGCACCGATTCCAGCATCGCCGCGTAAACTTTCAGATCAGCGATCGAGTCAAGGTGCATCTCGCCCGCGGGGGCGCCGGAGTTGCGCGTGACCTTGCTGACGATCTGCACCAGCAGCCCAAGCTCCGCCATCTGCTCCGGTCCCTGCGCGCTGATCCCGTCAGGGTAGAGCGCATGCATGACGTCGCCGAACTTGAGGTAAGCCGCGCGGTACTGGGTGTTGCGGCTGTCGAACAGCGCCACGCCTTCGATCAGGCAGTCCGCAGGTGACGGGCCTTCTTCCTCTTCCTCCTCGACGGCGGCGTCGGTCAGCACCTCGACCAGCGTGAGGTTTTCGGTCGAGACGCCTTTGGCCTGGAACGCGCGGAGCACATCCTCGCGATCGTCGTAGGCCGCGACGACATCCTTCCATTCGAAGTCCTCCTCGAACAACCGCACCTTCAGTGCCGGAGAGGGCGTGTGGTCACCTTCCGGGCGCATCAGCAAGCAGAAGTTCGAAAGGCGCCCCACGTAGGTGTCGATCCACGCGACCGTCTCGTCCATGTAGGTGCAAGGCCGGGCGGTGATGAAGAGGATGCGGTGGCCCATGTCGCGGTGGTCGAACACCGCTTGCCGCATGTCTTCGACAACCGGGTCGTAGGCACAACCTGCGTGGTAGGCATCATAGTCGGCGTCCGGGCCGTGCACTGCCGGGAGCAGCGGCCTGCGGCGGCGATCATCGCAGAGGGTGCCGTCCAGGTCGAAGATGGCAATGGGCATGCGCTTGAGAGGCGGAGGAGGGATTTTCACGAGGCAGTCATCCGGAGTTGGTCGATGAGTTTGATGAGGGAAGTCTTGCTTTCGGCGGGCAGGTCAGAGGCAAGGAGATTTTTCTCCAGCTTCATCGCTGCATTGTCGAAGGTGGTCTCGAAGAACTGCAACGTCCACGGGTGCACGCGCACCACCTCGGCCTTCATCGCCTCGATCACGTCGCGGTACTCGCCTTGCGTGCGGCTGGAAGCGCGCTTGCGGAAGAGCTCGGCCAGCGTGCGCAGCGAGAAGGACGCGGCGATGTTGGTGTGGATGTTTGTCGGCAGCACGCCGCGGGCGTCCTCGATCTTTGCGCCGCAGGCGATGAGGTCGTCGTACACCGTAGAGATCTCGTGCATTGCGCGGCTGTACTTGTCGCGCAGGATGCAGTCGTACTTGATGCTGGGGCCGGTGCCGAAGGTCCAGCCGTTCACGTTGAGAACGCGCATGGTCTGCTGTGCATAGGCGCCGGTGCGCGTCCGGACGAACTGGTGCGTGAAGCCGCGCGTGACGTCGTTGATGAGGAAGGTGTAGTGCACGAACTCCCAGCTGCTCGGGATGGTGGTGCTCACGTAGCCGATCTCGGCGTCGATCTGTTCCTGCGGCCACAGCGCGATCTGGTCGAACAGGCCGGGCTCCATGGTGAGGCGAGTGGCCTTGGTGAAGGCGAGGACGTTCTGCGCATGTCGCGCAGGATTGGGGTGGCCGTGGCCGGTGTAGTCGATCAGGCAGACTTTCATGGTCAGGAGGTCCTGTGGACGGAGATCAATTTGCGGTGGTAGGGCGAGGCGCCGATGAGGCGCTTGATGACTGCGATGTCTTTCACAACGTCATCTAGCAAGACATTACGCCACGTGGCGAAGCGACCGATGCTGAAGACGTCATGGTTCTGCGTCAGCTGCACGATCAGCCTGCGGCGCCCGGCGTCGTCCACCGGGGCGATCTTGCCGTACTTCTGCTCAACAACGCCGACCTCGGAGATCATCTCCAAGTCGAGCAGCCCCATCAGGCCAAACGAAGTCAAGCAGTCGTCCAACCAGCCCGGCTCCGGCTCCCCAACGAACTCGGCGATGAGCATGTCGCCCGTCATCGAGGCGCGGTACAGCCGCGTGTCCGGCGAAGGGTAGTAGACCGTCTGGTAGACGTCGGCGTTGAGCACGCGCAGGCGGCAGACGGTGATGGGCGCGCGCTCGAACGTCAAGTCGTGCTCGATGCCGCAGGCCTCCAACGTGGACGGCAGCGGCGCCGTGGAGATCTTCAGCGTCGGCAGGTTGAAGGGCGCCTCCGTGCTCCACCGGATGCGGTGTCCGACGGACTCGATCAGGCGCTCGTACAGGTCGTCCGGCGCGATGAAGCGCGTGGCCTCCTGCAGATTCCAGATCGACCGATCCAGCACCTTTCCCGTCACCTTGAGCGAGTAGGCGTTGGCGGAGCTGATGCACGGGGCAAGCCATCCGCGGTTCCAGATGCCCTTGCGGACGGTGACGGGCTTGAACTCAATTCCCACCAGATCGCCCACCGCAGAGCTGCGGAACCGCAGCAGCGCCTTGTGCATGGCACGCGGCTCGGGCGAAGCCTCCACAATCGGCATCGTGGGGAAGGCGTGTGCCGTGATCAGCCCGGCCAGGCCTGCGCCGACGATCACGCCGCCACCTCCGGCTTCTTGTTGAGCGCCGCGTCCCGGTCGACGAAGGCCAACCAGCCGTTGCGGATCATCTGAAGCACGCGGTAGCGCCCGAACACCGCAGACAGCTCATCGAGCGTGGCACTGCCACCTTCCAGGTCTGCCATGTGGAAGACGATGTCGCGGCGCCGCGAGTCGCGCTGCAGCTTGGTCGCGGTGGCGAGGCCTGCGAGCACCACAGGCGCGTCGCCGCGCCACACCGGGGGCTTGCCGCGGGGGCCGCGCTCGGGGCGCGGCTTGTTCAGGCGGGGGCGCCCAACCGGGCGCTTCGGGGAGATGTCGCTCACGCCACCACCTCCGCCTGACGCTCGGCCAGAGCCCACAGCGCCGCATTGAGCTCGGCAGTCGGGCCGATGGCCGTCATGGCACGGCTGGTGCGCGCGGCGCCGTCGCGGCGCAGGACGTTGGTCTGGACGCCGCCTTGGGTCAGGCCTTCCTGCAGCACATTGAACGTGCTCCACAGGTCGGTGCCCGCGTCCTCCGGGCGCCGCGGCGCCAGCAGGTCAGACGCCTCGAAGCTGCGCGCGCCGGTGCCGTAGCGCAGGCTCGCGGCCTCGATGGCGAAGCTGATGCGCTGGACGTCGGTGAGCTGGATCGACGCCCACAGCCGCTGCACATCCAGCAGGCGGGTGGTGGACTCGGCGATCGTGGAGGCGAAGCCGCGCGCCTCGGCGACCGCGTCACCGGAGTGACGGATGGCGGCGGAGAAGCTGTCGCGGCCGACGACCAGGCCGTTGGCGCAGATAAACCTGTACAGGCCAGCGCGCAGGCGCAGCTGCGTGCGCCCGTTGTGCGAGTTCTGCAGAAGCAGTTGCGGCACGGAGTCGCCAACGGTCGGCGCGTCGTCGAGGACGCTCTGGTGACGCAGGACGACGGCGTGCTGCACATAGCGGGCATCGCGCTGGCGGGCGCGGTCCTGCTGGGCCTGCACCGGGAGCCAGCCGTCGGCGGCGAGGCCTTCGAGCAGGTCCATGGTGGAGATGTGGGCGTAGCGGCGGCTCATCAGGCCGTTCGACTCGGTGAAGATGGCGGGGGCCGCGGCGCGGAGGTCAAGCTCGGAGAGGGAAGCAGTCATGGTAGGATCCTTGGTCGGTTGAGGGGACAGGGCAAGTATGGGCGCATTCGGAACGGAAAGCAAGCGTTATGAACGGAAAGTCTACAGGCCGAATCCCTTCTGCGGCGGCTCGTCGTCCTGAGCCGCGCGGCGCCGCCGCGCGTCCAGCGCCTCAAGGTGCGCGATCACGTACAGGAACAAGAAGCCGCAGGCGAAGCCTACGAGGAACATCGCCAGCATCTGCGTCTGGAAGATGGTCACGGCGCGTACGCCTTCAGGAACGCGACCACGCCCTTGTCGCCGTTGCGCACAGCCGCGCGGATGCGGTTGCCGATGCACAGCCGCGCGTGACCTGCGTTGAGGTGGTCGTAGGCAACGCGGAACTTGTTGCGGCTGAATTGGACGAGATCATCGAACGGCACGAGCGCAAGCGCGCGCGCAACGTCGTCGCCGTTGGAGCGTGTCACGCGGCCCGTCACAGGGTTGATGGCGCGCACGTAGTTCTTGCGGTAGTCGCGGATGGCGGACAGGCTCATTTGCGGCTCCGCTTCGGACGCACCGACCACCAGCAGGCGAACAGCACCGCCGCGTAGCAGAACGCGATGCCCTTGCCGCCCAGCGCGCTCGTCACGCCGTTGAGGAACAGCGTGCTGAGGATGCCGCCGGAAAACATCAGCGCAAGCATCACGCCCATGAACAGCAGCAGGTTGAAGAAGTTCTTGATCATTTCACGTCTCCAGAGACGATGTCGACAACGGCGAGGAAGGCGAGCACGAAGCTGGCCATCAGAGCGAACAGGCAGAACAGAAGCAGCATCGCGCCGAGGCCGAGGCCGAGTGCGAGCTCGACTTTGAAAGCTCCGACGACGAGCAGCATGACAGGGAACGACAGCAGGCGCAGCGCCACGGACAGCTTGGACACAGACCTGCGGCTCATGGGCGCTTCCACTTCGCGCGCCACTGCGCCTGCAGCTGCAGGCCGCGGTCGTAGCGGGCCAGGAAGTTCTCCGGGTCGTGCTGGTGAGGCAGCTTGCGGTAGTAGGCGGCGCGGCGGTCGACGATCATCGGCAGGTTCCCGTGCGGTCGTTCTGGCAGTTGCGGCTGCTGGCGGTGCCTTCGTCGTTGAGGCCGTTCATTTTGCCGTGCACGCTCCAGCCAGCGATGCAGATGACGACGAGGATGAGGATGAACTTGGCGATGCGGTTGCCAGAGCTGTTGGGGTCGCTGATAGCCATTTGAGATTCCTTGGTTGGGGTCAGGTCGGTTGACTTGACGAAGCTATTATCGCTGATGCGGGAGCAGAGATCAAGCGTTATGAACGGAAAGTTCGTTCTTCTTGCGGTGGTCGCGGATGGCGTCCTTCACGCCCAGCTGGTAGGCTCTGGCGTGCGGCGTATTCCTGCCGTACAGCTCCGGAGGCCCGAGGTCTTCTTCGGTTCCGGCCAGCGTCTGCCGCGTGCGGCTGTAGGCCTCGTGGTACGCGCGCAGGGCGCCGCGCAGCGTGGCCGCGGCCCGGCGCGCGGCTTCGGGGAAGTCCTCGACGACGTCGCCGGGATTGGTCTTGAGGCAGAAGCGAAGTTCGAGCTCCATCAGAGCACCACCAGCTGGCGAGGCTGTTCGCCCGCTGGGGCGTAGAGCACCCGCCCGACGGTGGTCTCGACGGAGTCCACTTCGTGGTAGGCGAAGGCGCCGCAGCCGTCCGCATCGCACTCCGAGCAGCCGCCGCGCTCGAAGAGCACGACGGTGACGTCGGGGCCAGCCAGCAAGCGGCGCGCAAGTTCGTGGGAGGTCATGGTCAGGCCTTCAGCTTGTTGATGGCGATCTCGTTGAGCAGCGCGTTGATCTCGCGGTCGTACTGCTCGCCGTTGCCGAGGTTCTCCTCCAGCATGGACTTGAAGAACGGGGCGAAGATGCGGTCGGTGAGGATGTTGTCGGCGTTGCAGTTGGGGTAGCCGAACTCCCGGAGGTTGTTGACGCCTGCGTCGATGAGTTGCTTGCGGAGCTTGGTGCTCATGGCGAGTCCTTGGTTGTGGCGCCGGGAGTGCCCGGCGCCGGGTGAGTCAGCCCAGCAGCTCGGGTGCGGGCGCGGTCTTGCCGCTAACGGTCGTCATGCGAAGGTACTCGACCTCGGACGTCGGCACGACAGCGCCCCTGCGCTGTTCGTTGATGCCGTCCTCCTTGGTGATGAGGGCGGGCATGTAGTTGCTGATGGTGTAGTGCGCGGTCTGCGGCAATTCGACGCGGCACACGCCGAAGGCCGGGCCAGCGTAGCCAGCGGCCTTGGCGCGCTTGATGAGGGACGAGCCCATCGTTACGGCGAGGCGCTTGATGACTTCCTCGCGGCTGTCCGCGACGACCCAGCCCCAAATCGAGCTGGCGTAGTAGTGGAAGCCCTGCACAGGCGCGGTCTTGGTGTTCTTCTTCATGGTTGGTTCCTTGGTTGGGTCAGGTCGGTTGACTTGACGAGACTATTATCGCTGATGTTGGCGCAGGAGTCAAGCGTTATGAACGGAAAGATCGGCGCGCACCATCGAGCCGCAGTCGCCTGTGAACGTCCAGTCGCCGCCCAAAGCCTCCGACAGCGCCGCGCGCAGCTGCGCGCCTTCCGCGGTCTCCGCCAGCAGCGCGACCTTGTTGCGCAACGCCACGTCAAGGAGCAGGGAGTCGCCGCGGCGGGCGACGGCGCGGAACGGGAACGGGTGCAGCTTCAGCCCGAGCATGCGGCCTCCTTGGCGCAATCGCGCCCGGCGCAGAAGCTGGCATAGGCGAGAGTATTGCGCGAGGCGGCGTCCCAGCGGTAGGTGCTGGAGCCGGTGAAGCCGCGGCGGAACATCACGGCGGCGGAGTTGCCTTCGCGCAGGTACAGCGCACCTTTGGCGCGGTAGGCGGCGACGCAGGTGTCGTACACGCGGCGGAGGAAGGGATCGCGGAACGAAGTGGGCATGGTCAGGCTCGTGGTTGGAGGCACCGGGCGGCGCCTTGGAGCAGAGTATGCGTCGTCTTGGAGCAGAAGTCAACAGAAATGTTCGGTTATGAACAACTTCTCTGAAAATTTCCGTTCAACTCCGCGCGCAGCGCCCCGAAACGAGCGAGACTTACCGTCCCTGGAGCAACCAGCTCCCGGCTAACCGGAGTACCTGACGTGTCAAAACACCCTCGAAAACAGCTGCAAACCAACACCAGCAGCACGCGTACCGTTCTCGTTCCGAACCTTCCCACTCGCTTCGACCCGGCCACCGGCCTCTACGTCCCGACGGTTGACCTGACGGGCGTGGAGCCGCGCTGGGGGCGCCTGCGCATCGCTACTGAAGGCCGCGTCCATCCCGGGAACATCAAGCACTCCATCGCTGTGGTGCGAGCGGCGGTTGAAGAGCTGCAGCCGGGCGATGTGGTGATGATGATGGGGGACTCTGTTGTCGTCGCCGCGGCACTCGCTGCTGCGTGGGACTTGATGGGCGAATTTCTCGTCCTGCGCTGGAAGCGCGAACTCGCTGAGTACGCCGCGTCAGAGGTGCCTGATCTCTGGGCGGAACCTGAAGATGCACTGGAGAAAACTGCATGAGTGACGCGCTGAAACGCATCTCGGCAATGGCCGAGCTGTTCGTACGACAACAAGCCGCAGTGTCTGCTGCGGAAGAAACGCTGGCCGCGGCCAAGGAAGACTTCCTGCGGACGAGCCGCGAAGATCTGCCGATGCTGATGGAGGAGGTTGGGCTGAAGGAGATCCGCCTTCCGACCGGCGAACTCGTCAGCATCGCGGAAGACTTCGATGCCGGCATCACCGAGAACAACCGCGAAGCCGCGCTGAAGTGGCTGGCGGACAATGGCTTCGGCGGTCTCATCAAGACCTCCGTCGTCGCGTCATTCGGTCGCGGAGAACGCGAAAAAGCCCTCGAAATCGAGGCTCAACTGCGAGCCAGCGATTGCGTTGTGCAGATGACTGAAGGCGTGCACCACTCCACGCTCAAGGCGTTCCTGCGTGAGCAGCTCGCCGCGGGCGCGGCATTCCCCATGGAGACGTTCAACGTCTTCCCCTACTCCAAAGCAACCATCAAACTTCCCAGGAGCACCAAATGAAAGCCTCTACCGTTGCTGTCACCGACGTTGCCAACGTCGACGTTGCCGCTGTCGCCGCCGAATCCGGCAGCGCCATCACGCTCCACGCCGCCTTCGATCTTGCCGCCGATGCGGGCCACGGCATCGAAGGCACCGATCGCGACTCGTTCGCCGTCCCGTTCCTGCGCGTGCTGCAGAAGTCGTCGCCGCAGTGCGATGAGGCCAATGCCGCGTACAATGCCGCCGCGCGTCCGGGCATGCTCTACAACTCCGTCACCGGGTCGCTCTACGACGGCAAGACCGGCGTGACGTTCCTGCCGTGCAGCTTCCAGCGTCGCTTCCTGAAGTGGGCGCCGCGCGGCACCAACGGCGGCTTCCGCGGTGAGCTCACGCCCGAGGCCGCGGCTGACCTGCGCGACAGCGGTGGCATCGTCGAGCTGGAGGGTCGCCTGTACATCCCGACCGAGAGCGGCGAGGTGTCGGACAAGAAGTGCGAGCGCGTCAGCGACACCCGCAGCCACTTCGGTCTGGTGGTGCACGACGGCAAGGTCGAGGCGGTGCTGCTGGCCCTGACCTCGACGCAGATCAAGAAGTCGAAGACGCTCATGACCCTGCTGGCTGGCGCGAAGACGCAGGTGAATGGCCGCATGATCACTCCGCCCACCTGGCTCAACAAGATCCGGCTCACCACCGTCGCCGAATCCAACGATCAGGGCTCCTGGCACGGCGTCAAGTTCGAGGCCGACGGCTTCATCGACTCCCCCGACCTCTACGCCGCGGGCCGTGACTTCCACGCCGCCACCACCTCCGGCGAGCGCAAGGCCAACTACGCCGACGTCGCCGACCACGCCGAAGAAAGCATCCCCGGTCAGTTCTGACGGTCTCCCGCTGGCAGACCGGGGAATGTCTGCTACCGGCGCGGATGACTAAGGAGAGGCGTCCTATGGGGACGTTGGCGGAATTCGTTGAGGGGATGCATGCGATGCTCCCTCGGGAAGGACGGGTGATGATGTGTCAGTTCCGCGGCGACCCGCATGCGGACATCCCCGGAAAGTGGAAGGCAAGTGTACTGAAAGAGCTGTGGCAGATAGATCAGGCGGCAAACGTCTATGTCTGCGTCAGCGCGATGCAACCGAACAACCGCGGCGAGTTTCGCCGCAGGAAAGAGAACTTCTGTGGCGGACTGCTGCTGATGATCGATGACCTCGGCGATGGAGCCGCGGCCAAGTTCCCCCTGTCAATGCTGGACGCGGCCCGGCCCACAGCACTGATCGAAACCTCGCCCGGCAATTTCCAGGCGGTCTACTTCTTCAAGGAGCTCGAACGCGATCAGCGCAAATTCGAGTCCCTCATCAACGCCTTCATCCATGCCAAGTTCCTCGGCAAAGACACCGGCATGGCAGGCGTCAACCGCGTGTTCCGTCTCCCCGCAGGCGTTAACGGCAAGCCTGCCAACAATGGCTGGCGCGTCCGGCTCGAGTCGTGGGAACCGCACAACCGCTACACCGTCGAACAACTGGCCGAAGCCTTCCGGCTGGAGCTGCGCGTGGCCGGGCCGCGGCCAGATCGTGTCGCGGTCGGGAACCGAGCAGACAATGTGCGCGCGTTCGTGGCGGCGACGGCGCTGCTGCGCGCGTCGGGCATGATGCGTCGGGACGAACCGAACATGGGAGGCTGGATGGACATGAAGTGCCCTTGGACCGACGCCCACACAGGCGGCGTGGACAATGGCGCGGCAATCCGCACACCCGACCCAGAGAACGGCTGGACAGGCGCCTTCCGCTGCCACCACGGCGCCTGTCACCATCGCCGGTGGCGCGACCTGACGCAGTGGCTGTCCGATGAGAGCGAATTCGTGCTGGAGGCGGTGAATGCTGCCGCGCCAGAGGCCCACCCAAGCTTGAGGAAGATGCGATGAATGAGAATCTCGAGGCTCTCCAGGCGCACGCGCGCCGAGTGGTACGCGCCCAACGCTACAATCTCTCCGCAAACCACCCTGCCCAGCCGTGCGGAGAGCGCCTTCGCGCGTTCAGCGCTGTTCGCGCCACCTTGCGAGCCTGCGGCGTCGCGCCCCAAACGGAACACGACAGCCGCGGCTGGCTCGAGATTGGCTGCCCTTGGGAGAAGCTTTCCCCCGGACACCACCGCGCTGCGCTGCGGCTCCCGGACGAGGAGAACTCGTTCTTCGGGCAGTTCACCTGCTCGCACGAAGATTGCAGGGCTCGCGACTACCACGAGCTCGCGATCCTCGCGCTGCTCATGAGCCGGAGCCGCGACGATGAGTGACCAGCGCAATCTGGACGAGGAGCTTGAGCGCGAGGCGGAGCTCCAAGATGCCGCGATGAGCTTTCGGCGGCGCAGGACGATGGCATCGTTCCGCTACGACGAGGCGCAAGCGGCCTACTGGGACATCGAGACGGGCATGCTGCTCTGCGCCAAGTCAGTTGATGGGGCGATCCGCAAGGACGATTGGCCCACCCGCGAAAACTCGCGCGGCGAGCTCGTTCCCTATCCACCTTCGAATGCCATCAACGACGTCGAAACCGGCTGGACGGTGGAAGGCTCCACGTGGTGGCCGGGGATGCCGCAGTTCGTGCGGGACTTCGTGATGACGGATCGGGGCATGCAGAACGTTCCAGGTGCAGTGTGCCTCAACACCTACGTTCCGGGGCCGGGCGCCGCGCTGGCCGCGAATGGCCAGACGGCTGATCGGTGGGTCGAGCACGTGCGCTGGCTGTACGAGGAAGAAGCAGAGATCGCGTTCGACTTCTTCGCGCACTTGGTGCAGAGGCCGTACCAGAAGTGCAACTTCGGCCTCGTGCTCGCGGGCGCCCAAGGCATCGGCAAAGACTCCCTGCTCGCGCCGATCCGCGCCTGTGTCGGTGAATTCAATGCCGCGGAAATCGGCCCAGACGAGGTCTTCACCGGCTACAACGGCTATGCCAAGTCGCTCCTCCTCGTCATCAACGAAGTCCGCCCAGACCCGTCAGAACATAAGGCGTCCACGTTCTACGACAAGCTCAAGCCTGTCCTCGCCGCGCCGCCCGACCTGCTGGCGATGACGAAAAAGTACGAGAACACCGTCTACATCCGCAATCTCTGCCGCGTCATCCTCACCACCAACGACCCTCTCTCCATGTACATCCCCGCGGAAGATCGCAGGCTCTGCGTGCTCACCTCGAGCGTCGGGAAACGTCCCGCGGCCTACTACGAAGCGTTCTGGGACTACCTGCGCGCCGGGGGCTGCGGTGCCGCGGTGCAATGGCTGGCCGCGCGTGATCTGTCGGCGTTCAGTCCCACCGCGGCGCCTGCGATGACGCTCGGCAAGGAGGCCGTCATTGGCTGCGCTGAAGAGGTGCGGCGCAACGTGCTGGATGACGTGCTGGACGCCTTCATCGATGAGGCGTGTGGCGGCGTTCGGCCTGACGTGATCTTCTCCACAGACCTCACCTCCTACGTCAGCTGGTCGCGCCTGTTCGACAATGAGGCGGCGGCGCGTGATGCGCTGAAGTCCAAGAGCGTCCCGTTTAAGCTCGCCGAGCGCGGCTACGACCGCGTCAACAGCGCGTCCGGCGACGGGCGCTGGAAACGCAACGACTTCCGGTCACGGTCAGCCTATATCGTCAGCTCGGCGCCGCGCAACTCCGACGCACGCCGCAAGCTGGTAGAGCAGGCGCTTTGGCGCAGGCCGATCGCGTTTGGGGCTGCGGTCGAGCCGCGTGATGGGTCGGGCGAGGTGGTTGAAATGCGCTCCGGCGATAATTGATTGTGAATTCGGCGTGCCTCAAATGGAAAATACTGATCCGAAATCCACAGGTAATCGCCCCAAAATCGGGGCGCTCGCGGCTGGCCGCGGGAGGATTGGCGTGCGTCGTAAAACGAGGCTTTCAGCATAGCTATGCGTCTAATTGGGCCTGAAACGAACATCACGGGCCCGTGCGATTTTCTTTTGCGGATCATAAGGTTAGGTGGTGCAAAATTCATAACGGGCCCGTCATGGGCCCGTGATCTACTATCGTTTTCAAAGGGGCTTCCGTACGACCACTTTTCTGTTCCTAAATGGGGTTGTAATTGAGGCCGCGGAGGGTAATTTCCTTCCAATTCCGTTCAGGATTCTCTGAAAAGAGAATCTCTCCCGCGTAGAGAGGGGAATATCACGGGCCTCACGGGCCCAAGAGCATCCCGGATACATAAAATCGAGACTAAAGTCTGGGCCCGTGACGGGCCGGCATCACGGGCCCATGACGGGCCCAAAGTGAAGTCACGGGCCCGAAGTGAAATCTCGGGTCCAAGCGAGTCCACCCTGCGGCAACCACAAGGAAGCAGACATGAACGAGAAACGAAGCACGCCGAAGTTCGGAGACGCACAATGCCAGTGCACCGCCTGCGGCCACCTGTTCAATCGCGTGAGCACGTTCGACAAGCACCGGGTCGGAACCTTCGACGCCGTCGAGCCCTACGAGCGCGGCACGCGGCGCTGCCTGACGTGGCCGGAGATGGAGGCACGCGGCTGGCGCATGCGGCCCGACGGATTCATACTCGGCCCGGCGCCCACAACGCCATGGTTTGCGGCGGCGAAGGCAGGCGGCACGGAGGCAGAGAGCTCGACCTGAGGTCGGGAAACAGGTTCCTGAGGTCGGGAAACAGATTCCTGAGGTCGGGAAACAGATTCCTGAGGTCGGGAAACAGGTTTGTGAAGTCGGAAAACAAGTTCCTGAGGTCGGAAAACAAGTTCCTGAGGTCGGGAAACAGGTTGCCGCGGCCAAGCGGCCCGGCTCCCCAGCTTTCGTTCCGGATCCTGGCCTCGCCCGCGCGTGCAGGCGCCCATATCTCCCCAGACCCTAGGCCACCCTACAGGTTCGCCCCTACGTGGGCTCCTAGGCCCAGCGGTTTGGGCGTTGCCCCGGCGCCGCGGCTCAGGCCGGGTCCATGAAGCCCAGCTCGGCCCGCGCGGTCGCGATGGCGCGGTCCAGGTCGTGCCCGGAGAAGAACAGCGCCCTCGCCCGGCCATAGGCTTTGACCTTGTGGCCGCCCATGTCGGCGACGCCTGCGCGCAGGCGCCCGGCTTCGTGGTCGGTCAGGGTTTGGGCCGGCACCGCCGCCCCGGCCTCGGAATTGAACTCGGCCTCGGCCGCGTCCAAGCTTGTGAACTGGCGCCCCTTGTTCTGGACCTGGTCGAAGAACCAAGTCATGAAGGGCGAGTGGGCGCGCGGCTCATGCGCGGGGAAGCCGCCCATCGCCTTGCGCGCGCGGGCGACGGTCTTGTTTGGGCCGTTCTTGCTCATGGGGCAGCTCCTTGAGGTTGTGGGGCGAAAGGTTTCGGCTCAGGCCAAGACGCGGGCCGCGGCGCGAGCGAGCTCGAGCAGCTTGGGGTCTTGCTGGCCGTCGGTGGTGATGTCGGCGGTCTCGATGGCGATGCGGTACATGACCGCGTCCAGCTCTTCCAGAGCGTCCAGCGTGGCGTTCGGAGCGATGCGCAGCTCTTCCAGGTCGAACTCGAGGTGGGGCGTGGGCGGGCAGATTTCGATGAGGCGCGCGGCGCAGGATTCAGCCAGCGCGCGGAGGACGGTGATCTTGGTGTTCTGGGAGAGGTTGGCCACGGTCAATTCCTTGAGGTCGGGAAACAGGTTGGTTTCTGAGGTTGGGAAACAGGTCAGGCGGCAGCGGGGAAAAGCTTGGCGCCGTCAGCGGAGCTGCCGACGCACCAGCGACCGTTGTAGCGATAGGCCTCCCAGCTCTCGGCGCGGCCAGCGCCGTGCGGGGCGAAAACCGCGCGCAGGTCATTCATGTCCTTGCCGGACAGCGCCGCGTCACGCTTGCTGGGGTAAAGGGTTTCGCCGCCTTCGAAGCGGAAGCCAAGGAACGTGTCGTTCTCGGTGGGCACCCACGCGCGGTAGCCCACGCGCAGAACGGTGCCGGCCTTGAGGTTGGAGATGGAGGTGAGCTTGGTCATGGCGAATTCCTTGAGGTCGGGAAACAGGTTGGTTTGTGAGGTCGGGAAACAGGTCAGGCGTGCATCCAGCCGTCGGCCTGGGCGCCGTCGATGGCGGCCTTGAAGGTCAGGCCGAAGCTCGACCAGAACGAGCCGGACTTGGCGTACCACGCCACGATCTGCTTGGGCGCGCTCTCGGCGCCGCGGCCAAGGTACATGAACACGTGGCCGTTGGCGTCAAAGTTGCGGACGACCCAGAAGTGGGTGTAGGCGTCGGTGTAGCCGCTGGCGACGACGTGGGCCGGCAGGTCTTCGCGGTTGATGCGGGCGACGTGAAGGGTGTGGCGGGAGGCGGCGTGAACGATCATGGTCATTTCCTTGGTTGGGCGGAGGCCGGTCGGTCCCCACGAAGAGAAGTATGCGCCGGTTCAAAACGAAAGTCAACAATTATTTTCGGATTTCGCAAAATATTTTTGATTGGCAGAAAAGGCCTCGTTTTTGTGGGTTTTCGCCAATTTGCCCATTTCGACGCACAGGGCATACGGTTGCCAGGGGTAGGGGCGCCGTGGGCTCCTAGGCCCAGCGGCGTGGTTTTAGGCGGGCTCGCCCGGCTCGCGGCCCTCGTTGATGAAGTCACGCGCAAGGTACGCCCAGTCCCTCACGCTGACGTGGGTGAAGGCGAAGACGGAGTGGCTTTTGCTGCGGTACGGCTGGTCGGGCGTGGTGATGAAGTAGTGGTAGCCCTTCCCCTTGACCAGCTCACAGGGAAGGCCCGCGGCCTGAATGATGGCGTTGAACTCAGCGAGCGTCGTGGCCATGGCTCAGCCCTCCATCGAGACGGAGAGCGGCTCGTAGCCAGCGCGGCGAGCGTGGGCCGCGGCCTGCGTGCGGTTGTTGGCGCTGACGTAGATCCAGCCGCGCGCGACTTCGATGAGGTAGAGGTGGCGGGCGCCGGGGATGCCGAAGCGGTCGATGATGTTCATGGCTCAGCCCTCCTCGGCGGAAATGTCGGCCAGGAAGGCCGAGGCGTTGTAGGCGGCTTCCTCAGCGAAGGCGTGGATCGCGGCTTCAGCGGAGTCAAAGCAGCCCGAGTCGAAGGACAGCTCACCCTCGACCGACTGGATGGCGGCGTACCCGAGGAGCTCTTCCAGGCTCACGCCGATTTCCTTCAGGTGGGCCAGCGCGGCGTCATACTTGGGGTTTTTCAGGTCAGAAGCTTTCATGGTCAATTCCTTGGTTGGGTGAGGCCGGGCTGGCCCCACGAAGAGAAGTATGAACGGTCTGAAATCAAAAAGCAACAACTTTTTTCACTTTTCGCAAAATATTTTTGGGGTTGTGAAAAGGCCTCGTTTTTGTGGGTTTTCGCCAATTTGCCCATTTCGACGCACAGGGCATACGGTTGCTAGGGGTAGGGGCGCCGTGGGCTCCTAGGCCCAGCGGCGTGGTTTTAGGGCCGGTCGCCCGGCCCTCGCCCCGCGGCTCAGGCGACCACGGTCCAGGTGAGGTCGAAGTTGACCGCGGTGCCGTTGGCCTTGAGCAAGGCGCGGAAGGCCTGGTGGCCGTTGAGGTCCAGACCCAGCGCGCGGTAGGCGGCAGGCACGGACTTGAAGGTGGCGTCGACTTTGCGCTTGGCGCCGGGCAGGCTGACCACGCGCACCGCGGTGCGCTCAGAGCGCGCGGCCCGGACTTCCTTGACCTTCCACGACAGCGACACGCCCACGCCGTTGTTGGCGCTGGCCGCGCGGCGGCGGATGGCCGGGCCGAACTCTTCGCCGCAGCCAAGGCAGCAGAACTGGTTCGTCTCGTGGCGAACCGGCTTGCCGTTCACTTCGTCGCCGTGGACGCCCACGCCGTTGCTGAGGTGGATGGCGCAGGCCGGGCAGTTGATGAGGCCGTGGGTTTCAAAGCCGAAAACGTCGTGGTCGGTGGTCATGGTCATTTCCTTGGTTGGGCGGAGGCCGGTCGGTCCCCACGAAGAGAAGTATGAACGGTCTGAAATCAAAAAGCAACAACTTTTTTCACTTTTCGCAAAATATTTTTGGGGTTGTGAAAAAGGCCTCGTTTTTGTGGGTTTTCGCCAATTTGCCCATTTCGACGCACAGGGCATACGGTTGCTAGGGGTAGGGGCGCCGTGGGCTCCTAGGCCCAGCGGCGTGGTTTTAGGGCCGGTCGCCCTGCCGCGGCCTCAAGCCGCCCCGGTTCAGCCCCAGCCGCCCCAGCCCGGCCCCAGCCCGGCCCCAGCCCGGCCCCAGCCCGGCCCCAGCCCGGCCCCAGCCCGGCCCCAGCCCGGCCCCAGCCGCCCCAGCCCGGCCCCAGCCGCCCCAGCCCGGCCCCAGCCCGGCCCCAGCCCGGCCCCAGCCGCCCCAGCCGCCCCAGCCCGGCCCCAGCCGCCCCAGCCCGGCCCCAGCCGCCCCAGCCCGGCCCCAGCCCGCCCCGCCCCGCCCCGGCCCTTCAGGGCGACCACGCAGGCGCCCATTTCGCCCATCGCCCCATGCGCCCCTACAGGGTCGGGCTTCCGTGGGCTCCTAGGCCCAGCGGCGTGGTCGGGCCGCGGAGTGAATCGGAAGTGCTTGACTTCGTTGGGATTCGGGCCGAAGATCAAAGAGGCCAGCCGCAACTGACGCGCGAAAGCTCAATAGAATCAACGAGTTACGGGGGGGGGAGGTTGGATTTTGCCCGCCGCAGGCCAAAACCGCATACTGGACAGTTGTAGAGTCCTCTCACAACACGAGACGTGCCCATGGCAGCGACAGCCTCCAGCCACCATTCTTCCGCCCACATCTCCAACGGCCCGCGCCACGCAGGCCTGACCGCAATCGCCGCCGCCGACCGCGCGCTGGCCGCGGGCGCCGCGCCGGGCGCCGCCGCGACCCACGCGCCGGGCCCAGCTGACGCGCCGCAGCCCGCGGCAACCTACCCCGAACCGCCGTCGACCATGAGCGCATCCGCGGCCAAGGCATTCCGGCGCCTGCTGACCGCGCGACCTGCAGACCAATGGAACGGCGCAGATCTGTATGTGCTGGAGCTGGCAGCACTGGCCTACGAGGACGCCGAGACGGAGCGCGACCTTGCCGACCCGCACGATCCCGATTGCTCGCACATGAAGCTCCACTTCAAATTCATCAACGCCGCCCTCAACTACTCACGCGCCCTGCGGCTTCACGCCCCGCAGAAGCCCGGCCCGAAGCCTCGGGCCAGCGAGGTGTACATCGAGGAGACGCGGCGCCTGCTCAATGCAGAGGACGACCTCGGTTGAGCGCCAAGCCGCGGCACATCGTATGCGGCCCGGTGCCAGAGATGCGCGACTGGCGCGAGCTGGCGCCGGAGCAGCACACCCGCGCAGAGCGGGTGATGCACTTCATCGAGAAGTACCTCGTCGTGCCGGAAGGCGCCCACGTCGGAAAGCCGCTGCAGCTGGCGCCCTTCCAAGAGTCGTTCATCTATGCGGTGTACGACAACGCGGTGCCGACCCGCCGCGCGATCCTCTCGATGGCGCGCAAGAACAGTAAGAGCGCCACGATCTCTGCGCTGGTGTTGGCGAGCCTGATCGGCCCGGAGCGCATGCAGAATTCGCAGCTGGTGGCGGGCGCGATGACGCGCGAGCAGGCAGGCCTGATCTACAGCCTGTCGCGCAAGATGCTGGGGCCGAACCCCAGCCTGCAGGTGCTGCTGCAGTTCGCCGAGTCGGCCAAGCGCATCAAGGCCACCAAGAACGGCTCCACCTTCAAGGCGTTGAGCGCCGACGCGGCCAGCGCGCACGGCCTGTCGCCGCGCATCGTGATTCTGGACGAGACGGGGCAGATCGTCGGCCCGCTGAGCCCGTTCATCGACGCGCTGACGAGCGCGCAGGGCGCCTACGAGGAGCCGCTGCTGATCGTGATCAGCACGCAGGCCGCGAACGACGCCGACCTATTGAGCACGTGGATCGACGAGGCCGCGGCTTCCCAGGATCCTGCGACGGTGGTGCACCTGTACGCGGCTGACGCTGACGCCGACTTGACGGACGAGACGCAGTGGAAGTACGCCAACCCGGCGCTGGACCTGTTCCGCAGCCGGGCGGATCTGGTCGACCAGCTTCAGCGCGCGCAGCGGATGCCCGCGACAGAGGCGACGGCGCGCAACCTGCTGCTCAACCAGCGCATCACCACACGGCAGTTGTTCGTGCCACCGAGCTTGTGGAAGGAGTGCGCGGCTCCGATCGACGACGACCTGTTCTACCGGGTGCCGGTGACGCTGGGGCTGGACCTTTCGCTGCGGACGGACTTGTGCGCGGCGGTGCTGTCGGCCAAGGACGAGCGCGGCGACGTTCACATCAAGCCCTTCGTGTTCTGCCCCGAGGCCGACATCCGCCAGAAGGAGCTCCGCGACAAGGCGCCCTATTCCGCGTGGGCTTCCGCAGGCCAGATGTGGCTGGTTCCGGGCCGCGTGGTCGACTACGAGTGGTTGGCGCTGTTCTTGGCGCAGAACCTGCAGGGGATGACGCTGCAGAGCTTGGAATTCGACCGCTGGGGCATCGAGTCGTTCAAGCAGGCCTGTGCGCGCGCAGGCTGGGAGCCGGGCTGCGTTTGGAGCCCAGTGGGTCAGGGCTGGAAGGACTCTGCGCCGCGGCTGGAGTCGTTCGCCAACGCGCTGTTGGCCGGGCGGATCCGTCACGGAGGCCATCCGCTACTCAACTACGCTGCGTCGAACGCGATCTCCGCTTCCGACCCAGCAGGCAACCGCAAGCTGGACAAGGCCCAGTCCAGCGCGCGCATCGACCCGCTGGTCGCGGCGGTCATGTCGGCGTATCCGCAGCTGGACGGCGCGCGGCTGGACGGCTTCGACGTGAAGGCTCTGATCGGATGAGCGCGTCCAAGTCCCCGCGCGACCACAGCAACCGCTACGGGTGGTATCCACACCTGCAGGAGCTGGGGTTGACGGTGGCGCAGTGCAGCGCGTGGCACCGCCTGCGCCGCGACTTCCGAGCTCGCGTGACGTGCTGCGCGTTCTGCGGCATTCGGTTCAGCGCGGAGGTGCGGTGCAACGTCGACCACATCAAGCCCCACCGCGGCAACCTCACCCTGCTCATGGACCGGCGCAACCTGCAGGGGTTGTGCGGCAGGTGCCACTCCGGTTCGAAGCGCCTGATGGAAAATGCCGCCAACAAGCCGCAGATCGGGCTCGATGGCTGGCCTGTCAGGGATTAGCGCACGCGCAATAGTTGTTGACTCTGCCTATCTTCCGAAGGATAATTCGCGCGAGTGGAATTGAATCCACAGGGGATCGCCGCCGTGCACCAGATCGTCAAGCGCGCAGGCCAGCGTATCGCGGACACCCGCGAGTTCGTGCTTTCCACGGAGGCGCCCGATCGCACCGGCGACATCGTCAAGGCGTCTGGCTGGCAGCTGGACGCCTTCAAGCAGAATCCCGTCGCACTTTTCCAGCATGACCACACCGCGCCCATCGGCGTGTGGACGGACGTGCGCGTCGAGCGCGGCGCCCTGCTGGGCACGCTCAACCTTGCTGCCGCGGGCACCAGCCGCGTCGTTGACACGGCGCGCGCGCTGCTGGCGCAGGGCATCATCCGCGCCGTGAGCGTTGGCTTCCGGGCGCTGCGTTCGGAGCCGATCAAGGGTTCGTACGCCCGCATCTTCCACGAGGTCGAGCTGCTCGAGGCTTCGCTGGTCTCCGTGCCTGCCAATGCGCAGGCACTGGCCGTCGCCAAGTCCTTCGGGCTGAACGACGCCGAGATGGACCAGATCTTTGCCGCCACGTCCAACGGCGGTAGCCGCACCGGCAGTTCTGCCGAAGTCATCCTCCGCGCCAAGCACGCAATCATCGCGGCGAAGCGTTCCGCCCTACATTCTCGCTGAAGGAAAATCCATGAAGACGCTCGCAGAACGCATCATCGAGGCCGAGAACGGTCTCGTCGGCACCAAGGACGCGCTGGTCGCGGCCACCAAGGCGCTCGAAGCCTCGCCGGACGAGGACAGCCTGCTGCACGAAGTCGAGCAGCTCACCACGCAGGTCGAGAAGGCCACCGCCTCCATCGACGCGCTGAAGAAGGCCGAGAACGTACTCGCCGCGCGCGCCGCCCCGGCGCAGACCGTCGACGACCGCACCGGCGCCCCCTCCATCATCACCCAGCGCAGCAAGTCCGGCCAGGCCGACAACCTGTTCTGGCAGATGGGCGCCGCCGCGTTCCTGTCCCACGTGCAGCGCAAGTCGATCCAGGAGATCCTGGCCGAGCGTTACCCCAACGAGAAGGCGCTCCCCGCGGCCATCGCGCACATCACCAAGGCCGGCACCAACCCTGCCACCACCTTCACGCCCGGCTGGGCCGCGGAGCTCGTGGAGGAAGGTCTGTGGGGCTTCCTGGACGCCATCACCGAAACCTCCGTCGCCGCCGCGCTCGCCTCGCGCTCGCTGCGCCTGTCCTTCGGCGGCTACAACAGCCTGAAGGTGCCGCGCCGCAATGAGCCGGGTCCGGGCCAGACCGAACCGGCGTGGGTCGGCGAAGGCGGCGTGATCCCGGTCACGCAGTACAGCTTCGGCGCCTCGACCATCGACCGCTACAAGCTCGCCGCCATCACCAGCATGACCCGCGAGATCGCCGAGCGTTCCACCCCGGCCATCGAGGGCATCCTGCGCTCCGCCCTGCGCGACTCCTACAGCACCGTGCTGGACAACGCCCTGCTCTCCAACGGCGCCGCGGTTGCGGGCATCCGCCCGGCTGGCCTGCTGAACGGCGTGGCGGCGCTCCCGGCCACTCCGGGCGGCGGCGAAGATGCGATCCGCGGCGACGTGAAGGCGCTGCTGGTGGCCCTGACCTCGGCGCGCTCCAGCGTCAGCCCGGTGCTGATGATGAACAACGTCGACCGCCTGGTCGCCAGCATGGTCACCAGCGCGCTGTCCGAGTCGGTGTTCGCCACCGAGCTCGCGGCGGGTCGTCTGCTGGGCCTGCCGGTGATCTCCAGCGCCAACGTGCCGCGTGGCCGTCTGGTGATGGTGGATGCGGCGGTGTTCGCGGCTGGCTTCGACGCGCCCGAGTACGACGTGAGCGACGTCGCCACCATCGTTGAGGCGGATGCTGGCGCTGGCGCGCCGACCCACGCCAACACGCTGGCGGGTGCGCTCGGCACGCCGGGCCAGGTGCCGCGCAACGGCGGCATCGACGCCTCCGGCAATCCGGCTGGCGCGGCCTCGGCGGGCTACACGGCCCGTTCGTTCTGGCAGACCTACTCGGTGGGCATCCGCATGATCGCCCCGACGAGCTGGTCGCTGCTGCGCCCCGACTCCGTGGTCTGGATCGACGGCATCACCTGGTAAGCAGCGGTTGCCCGGCCAGACCGCCCCGTCTGGCCGGGCCTTTTTGCGAGGAGACTCACCGTGGCAAACCTACTCGGAATCCAGCTCACAGGCGGCAACCGCCGCGCGCGGCGCCTGAATCGAGCGCAGTTCGACAACGTGGTCAGCGGCGGCGCCGCAGGCTTCTCTCTGATCCGCAAGTTCAACTCGCGGCTCGCCTATTTTGCCGGTGACGGTGACGTGCCGGAGAATGGCGGCTCCCAGCCTTCCCCGCTGATCGCAACCATCGACCCGGCTGAAAACCCGCCTTGGGAAGCGACGTCGCTGGGGCAGATCATGCCCTTCCAGATTGCTGCGCGCGGCGGCGTCCCGCCCTACGTTTACGATCTTGAGGCGACGTTCCCCGACAGCTTGAGTACCGTCACGTTCAACCAGCAGACCGGCGCGGGAACCATCGAATTCCAAGACGAGGAAGATGTAGGGTTCCAGCTTCGCGTCATGGATTCTGTGGGGACGCCGTTCTCGTTCCTCGCCGTGGTTCGCTGGTTTGGTGCCTGACCGATGGGCATGCTCGATCGGTTGCGCGGCCTGATCCGCCCGAAGGCTGCGCTGCAAGTGGAGGGGTCGCACCGCGGCCCCTTCACGCTTTTCGGTGAGCTCGGAAATCCATTCAGCATCAGCCCGATCACGGACGGCTGGCAGCAGAATCTCGGCACGGCGAATTCGCGCAACCTGATTGTCGCGGCCATCCGCAACGCCTACGCCTTCAGCCTCGCGTCGTCCGGCATCGACCACATCCGGCACGGCGACGACGGCGGCATTGAGGTGATGACTTCGACCGTGGGGTACCGCGTGTTGAAGTACCCCAACGCCTACCAGAACCAGATCGACTTCGTTTCGATGATCGTGTCGTGCCTGATCTATCACGGCAACTTCTACGCCTACGTGGTGCGCAACGACCGCAACGAGATCGCCGAGCTCCATCCTGTCCCGGCCAACAAGCGCCGCGCGTTCGTGGACGAGACCGGCGCGCTGTGGTACGACATGGGCGGCGACTTCCCCGACATGCGCATCGAGCCCGCGAACTTCATGCCCGCGCGCGAGGTGCTGCACGTCAAGCTGTCGTCGCACCGCTCGTTGCTTGAAGGCGAGTCGCCCATCGCCGACGCTGGCTACTGCATCGGCCTGAACAATGCGGTCGGTCACGGCCTCAACGCATTCCATCAGAACATGGCCCGGCCCAGCGGCATTCTCTCCACCGAGATTCCGCTGACCAAGGATCAGATGAAGGCGCTGCGCGAGGCATTCGACGAGCAGGCGCAAGGCTTCAAGCAGGGGCGCGTGCCGATCTTGGGCGGCGGCTTGAAGTGGCATCCGATGAGCATCACCGCCGCAGACAGCGAGGTGATCGAGACTTACAACCTCACGGTCCTCGACCTGTGCCGCCTGTTCCGAATCCCGCCGCAGATCCTCGGGCTGGACGTTGTCGGCGCGGCTTCGAGCCCGGAGACGCTGTTCAACACCTGGCGCTCGACCGGCCTGCTGTTCTTCGCCGAGACCATCGAGCGCGCGCTCGAGCGCACGTTCCGAATGGGACCGGGCGACGGCGCCTCGTCTCGCAAGCGCGACGACGAGTTCCGTTTCGACTTCAACAACCTGACGCGCGCAGACGCCAAGTCCACCGTCGAGACGCTGGCGCACGGCGTGCAGAACGGCATCTTCAGCCCGAACGAGGCGCGCGCCAAGATGGGCCTGCCTGCGGTGAAAGACGGAGAGAGCCCGCGCGTCCAGGCGCAGAATGTGCGGCTTGAGGACGCGAAGCCCGCGGCCTCCGCACCGTCGGCGCCCGTCGGCCCCGTAACCCCAGATCCGGAGCCTGAGCAGATGGACGAGGAATCCGCCAAGCTGCTTGCCGCGGCCCTGATCGAGAAGGCGATCAACGCATGAACATGCTCGCCATCACCAAGGCGCTCGGCGAGGTGCTCAAGAAGCACTTCGGCGTCTACGAGGAGAAGCTCTCTGCCCTGCGCGAAGAGCTGCTCGCGGTTGTTCCGAAGGAAGGCGCCCCCGGCCCCCGCGGCGAGGACGGCGCTCCCGGAAAGGACGCGCCCCCTGTCGCGCCGGAGGCTGTGGCAGACTGCCTGCTCCGATCTGCCGAGTTCCTCGCCGTCGCCAAAGGCGCGGACGGCGCCCCCGGCAAGGACGCTGCTGCCCCGGCGCCGGAGGCTGTCGCTGCTGCGATCCTGGCCATGCCCGGCTTCGCGGAGAGCGTTAAAGGGGCGGAGGGTGCCCCCGGTAAGGACGCGCCCGAGATCTCGCCGCAGGCTGTGGCGGAGTTGGTCCTAGCGGCCCCCGGATTCCTGGCCAGCGTGAAGGGCGAGCCCGGCGCCGACGCGCCGCCCGTTTCCGTGGAGGAGGTCGCGCAGGCGATCCTCGACACGCCCGCCTTCGGGCCGCTGGTGAAGGGTGAGCCGGGCGCCCCCGGCGAGCCCGGCGCCCCCGGCGAGCCCGGCGCCGCGGGCCGCGACGGCAATGACGGCCTTGGGCTGCAGACGCGCGCATGGGTGCCGGACTCCGTGAACCGCGAAGGCTCGTTCGTCACCTACGCCCACGGCAAGGTCTACAAGGCACTGCGCGACACCGCGACCAAGCCCGGCTCCGCCGACTGGGAGCGCGTTGGGACGCTTGGCTTCGAGTTCAAGGGCATCAAGTCGGACGAAGCATATGAAGAAGGCGACATCTACGTCGATGGCGGCTCTGCGTTCCTTGTCACGAAAGGCCGCGGTCGTCTGCTTGCTGGCCGCGGCAAGGATGGTCGCGACGGTGAACGAGGCGAGGCAGGCCCAGCGGCTCCGCGCATAGTTGCCATCAAGGCCTCTGCCGACGCGCTGGCCTTCGCGTTCGACGATGGCGCGGTCGAGGAGGCCTCTCTCGAGGGCCTCGGTCTGTGGTCGGATGAAACGCTGCGCACGAAGGTCGCGGCGTTGGCGGAGCAGCACCGGCACGAGCTGCTGGCGGAGTTCAAGGCGGCTGTCTCTGCCGCGGGCAATTTCGAATCTCTGAAGAAGGCGGTTTCGAAATGGTGACGTGGCGCGAAGGTCAGTTCATCCCGGACTTCGGTCAGACGCTCACTTGGGCGCCTGACTCGCGCACGCCGACCTTCTTCGCTGACCTGCTCGCGGAGTTCAAACAGCACGCGCGCATCGACTGGGCCGACGAGGACACGACCTGCAACCTGTACCTTGCCGCGGCAGTCTCGCGCGTGGAGCAGTTCACGCTGATCCCTGTCGCGCCGGTTGCCTACGACTGGTACATCGACCCGGAGTTCCGGCCCAACGGCTACGTCGTTCTGCCGCTGCAGAACGCGGTCTTGGCTGGCGAGCAGTTTGGCTTCGAGCTGCTGATCGCTCCCAAGCGCGTCCCGGCGCCGAGCTCGTGGCCTCTGCGGATCGAGGTCGGATTCGACAGCGGCGCGGCCTGCCCGCAGGACATGCGCTCCACCATATTCGCACTTGCCATGGGGCTGTACGAGTTCCGCAGCAGCCCAGAGATGCAGGACGTGCACGCCTCCTCGGTGATCGCGATGGGGCTTGCCCGCTACTGGGTGCCTCGTGTTTAACGCTGGCGCAGCGCGAATGCTGGTCGACTTCGAGAGTCCGATCGAGACGACGGACGCGCTCGGCGCGCCGACGCGCTCGTGGACGCGCTACGCCCAGTTGCACGCCGCGGTTGAGACCGAGATCTCGACCACCACGGACGAGCTGACCAACGGCCCGCGCGAGGAGTCGACTCGTTCTCTGACGCTGGTGGTGCGCAGCCACATGGGACTCAAGCTGCACAGCCGCATGCGCGTCGTTGACGTGCGCGAAGGTGACGTGTTCGAGATCCGCGCGATCCGGTACAGCGCGAAGCGCGACCAGGCGTTCGTCGACGTGGTGGGAGGGCAGTCCGATGGCTAAGTGGACCAAAGGCCCGGTGACCTACAACGACGAGTCGATGTACGCGCTGCTGCACGCGCTCGGGGCGGACTCCAAGGAGACGCGCCTGTTCGTGAAGGGCGCGATGAACAAGGCCACTGGTGAGGTCGTCGGCATCATGAAGGCCGCGGCTGTCGCAGCAGGCTACCCGACTGCGCCCGGCATCCGGTACACCAAGACGCGCGGCCAGCGGTACAAGGTCTGGGGGCGCGTGCCCGGCTCCATCCGCCGCGGCAAGTTCGTCGCCAAGCGCCGCGACAACGGCGACACCAGCCAGCGCATCATTGTCTCGTCCAAGTTGCGCGGCACGTCTGTGGGCGCTCCTCACGCCAACATCACCCGCTACTCCAAGAACACGCAGCGCAAGACGAAGGACGGTCAGAACCGCGGCAAGTTCGCGGCGATGCCGTTTGTCGCAGCAACGACGGTCTTGGCGCGCGGCGCAACCCTGCGCGGCTTCCGCGCGGAGTACCGCAAGTATGTCCGCCTCGTCTCGAGGATCCGCTGATGGCCACGGAGCGCGAAATCATCGACGCGATCTCGGCGCTGGGCCTGTTCGCCAAGGTGCGCTACCTCGTGGCGGAGGCCGACAGCGACAACATCCCGACGGAGCTCCCGCTTTGCATTCTCGCCGACGCCGGGCGCGATTACAGTGTCGGCGCCACGTACTGCGGCTCCGATCTGTTCCTGCAGGCGTACGAGATGACATTGTTTGCAAAGACGGCGCAAGAAGTCCGATCGCTTGCGGAGTCTGTCCAGCTGGCGCTCGCCGGTATTGCTGTGTTTGATTCAACTCTCGAGTCTTACGACCCAGACTTGCGAGCGTTCACCTCCGAAATCACGCTGTCCTGAAGGAGAAATGAAATGAAGTTCATCATGAAGAACGGCAGCTTCTGGATCGGCGCCTCGCCCGGCCCCGCCGCTGTCGCGATCACCGCCGCCGCCCCCGCTGACCCGCTGGTGCTGACGATGGCCAACAGTGCTGCCGCTGGCGACACCGTGATTGCCAGCGGCACCGGCTGGCCCACCGTCGACAACCGCCCGCTGCGCGTCGTGAGCGCCACCGCCACCACCATCACCACCGACGTGGACGGCTCCGCCTTCCCCGCCATCCGTGCTGGCGCCACCGCGCGCGTGTTCGACGCGGCCGACTTCCTGGAGCTGTGCTTGGCCGGTCTGGAGCTCGACAGCGGCACCGTCGAGTCCATCACCATCGGCACCTACTGCGATGCGGGCGCGGCCCTTGCTGGCGCGCCGTCCAACGGCACCGTCAACATCAACGGCTTCCTCGACGTCACCGATCCTGGCTACCAGGAGCTGGAGCGCGCGGCGGCTGACGGCATCCCCCGCACCTTCAAGCTGGTGTTGCCGCAGTCGGCCAACCCGACCAGCACGGACGGTACGGGCGGCGCCTACTACTTCATCAACGCGACCGTTGGCGCAATCTCGCTGGCCTTCCCGGTCGGCCAGCCTGCGACCTTCACGTCGTCGCTGGTGCTGTCCACCCGCACGGCGTTCCTGCCCGCCGCGTAATCAACCCGGCCCGGAGAATTCCCTCCGGGCCACTTTAGAGAGAAGTCATGAGCCTGAAATCCAAAATCGTTTCCGTTGACGGCATCGGCGAAGTTGAGTTCCGCGAGCCTCTGTTTGACGAGGTGGCCCCGCTGCTCTCGATGGAAGACCAGAGGAATCTTGGCGTGGCGGTACTCAAGCTCTGCACGTGGGTGGATGGCAAGCGCCTGTTCGACGGCCCGGTGGGCGTGTCGGTCGGTATGGCTGTCATGAAGCACGTGCAGGACGCGCTGGAAGTCTGCGGGATGGTTGACGAAAAAAAGGCTGACGGACAGTGAGCGATTGATCTGTTCGCTGTCCGAAACGCTTCACAAGACGCCCGCTGAAATCCGCGCGATGCAGGCGGGCGACGTTCTCCTCCTGGTGCGGTTCTTTAAGGAGAACGAGGCCAGGCGCAAGAACGAAGTGGATCTTGAAGACGTGGACCCGGCGCAGTTTTCTAAGATGATAGGGGCTGTCTGATGGCTGGCAACGAACACATCGCCGTAGAGCTCCGAGTTCGCAACCAGCAGCTGGCGAACGACCTGCGCAAGTCGACCGCGGAGGTCAAGCGGCTGGAGCGCAGCTTCCAGGAGCTCGGCAACACCGGCGCGCGCGTTGAGCGACAGGTCAACAGCGTTGCCAAGAGCACGCGCAGCCTCTCCGTCATCACCAAGGCGTTCGCGGCAATCGGCGTGGTGGGATTCCTCGGCTCTGCCGCGGCATCCTTCAGCAAGTACGCCTCGGCGATCCAGGGCGCGAACAACCAGCTGCGCTCTGTGTCGAGCTCCAGCGAGGAGTTCAACCGCCTCTCCGCCGGAACGCTGCAGATCGCAAACCAGACCGGCACCGCGTTCGAAGGCGTAGCCAACTCCGTTGCGCGCTTCACGCGCGCGCTGGAGACTTACGGCGGCACCGCGGATCAGGCTCTGCTGATCACCGACACCATGACCAAGGCGTTCTTGGTGACGGGCGCTTCGACCACGGAAGCAACCTCCGCGCTTCAGCAGCTCGGTCAGGCGCTCGAGAGCGGCCTGCTCTCCGGCGACGAGTTCCGCTCCATCCGAGAGAACGCTCCTCTGGCGGCCAAGGCGATTGCGAAGTCGCTCCGCGTTTCTACTGGCGAACTGCGCAAGCTGTCCGAGCAGGGCAAGTTGACGACCGACATCGTCGCTCGCGCGCTGATTGACGCCAATGAGGAGATCAACAAGGCCGCGGGCAAGATCCCGCTGACGCTGGAGCGATCGCTGACGGTTGCGTCCAACACCTTCAAGGACTTCATCGCTGACAGCGACGGCCTCAACAGCGCGCTCTCCGCGATCGGCGAGGGCGTGATCCTTCTGGCGAACCAGTTTGCCATCATTGGCGAGGAGCTGTTCAGCGTCGACACTTCGTTCAGCGCGACTACGCAGCGGGTGCTCGGCCTGACTGGCCCCGTAGACCTGCTCGTGCGCGCGCTTCAGGGGCTGATCGCCGGATTCTACACCGTCGGCAAGGCGATCAAGCTCGTCCTCGATCTCGCGGTCAACTTCGCCACCGTGTTCCCGAAGCTGCTGAACGTCGCCTTCGAGACCGGCGCCAAGAACCTCGACGCCTTCGGCCAGCTGTTCGAAGACGGGATGCTGGCGGTGTTCCAGCTCGACGGCGAGAAGCTGAAGGCTGCTGCGACCGAGTTCGGTTCGACGGTCGCGCGCAACATCTCCGAGGGCTTGGGAAATGTCGGCGGCGTCCTTGGCGACAGCCTGACCGCTGCAGAGACGGATCTGTCCGAGTTCGCGGACGGCGTGATCGCGCAGTGGGAGAACATCGGCGTGCGCGTCGAGGCAACCACCGAGAAGTGGAATGCGGAAGGCGAGCTCAAGAAGACTGCGGACAGCCTCGAAGCCGCGAACAAGGCAGCGGAGAAGCTGCTGGCGACGTTCGAGAAGCTGACGCAGCAGCTGCAGGACTACGCGGTCTCCCAGCGCAGCCTGCCGGAGCAGGCGCAGGCCGAATACGAGGCGCTCATCGCCAAGACCGAGGCGTACACCGCCGCGGCCAAGGCCGCTGGTCAGGCGGTTGACGACGCGCTGCTGTCGGAGGTGAAGGCTGCGGCATTCCAGGAGCTGAACGACAGCCTCGCGGATTTTGCACAGCAGTGGCGTGACGTTGTGCCGCCCGTCAACGAGGCGGAGGCCGCAGCGCGCGCGTACGCAGACAAGATGCGCGAGATCGCGGAGCTGGGCAAAGAGCTCGGCAAGACGACCGAAGAGATCGAGGCGCAGCAGCAGGCGTTCCGCGATGCCGTGGCTTCCGAGGAGTTCCAGCGGTTCAAGGAGTACTGGGTCGAGGTGGGCAAGACCGTGATTGATGTGTTCGGTGATGCCTTCCAGTCCATCGTTGACGGCAGCGAGAGCGCGAAGGACGCCTTGCGCAGCCTGCTTGAGCAGTTGCTGATCCTGATCGCCAAAGCTGCCATCCTCACGGCGCTGGGCGGCGGCAGCTTCGCCTCGAACCTTGGCGGCCAGATCCTCGGCCGCAGCGGGAACGGCGGAGGCGGTGGCGACGGTGGAGGCGGGCGCGCATTCGGGCCATTCAGCAGCCGCAACAGCGGCTCGACCGTGCGGATCTACAATCAGGGCGGCGGCTTGGTCAGCACGCAGACGCGCAGCAACGGCGACGTCGACGTGATGATCGGTGCGCTGGCGACGGCTGTCAGCCGCGGCGGCAACAACTTCGACGCCGTGATGCGCCGCACCTACGGCCTCGACCGGCGAGGCGTCTGATGGCGCTCACCGACAGCCTCCGCCGCATCTACTCCACGGCCCCGGCCAACGAGCTGTTCTACGAGGCCGTGGCGCTCACGCACCCGGCCTGGACCGACAACATCGCGCTGATCACCAACACCATCGTGCCCAAGACCAAGAATCTCGGTGCGCTGCAGGTGACGTTTAATCCGGCGCCCTTCCGCATCACGCTCCCCCGGCGCAACGATGGCGGGCTGGTCGACCTGAACCTGACATTCCCGCTCGCGTCGCGGATGATGCTGGAGCTTCTGCAGCAGGCAGAGCGCGCTCGCGAACCGATCACCGCGCTGGTGACGGTCTACGTCGACAGCTCTGACGACCCGCAGATCACGCCCATCGAGCTGCAGATGGACAGCATCGTGATGACGGACACCGAAGTCTCCGGCAACGCCTCGCGGCTCGACCTCATCAACCGCGCCTTCCCGCGGCGCATCGTTCGTCCTGAAGAATGGCCCGGCCTATACCGATGAAAACCATCAACGACTTCGTCGGCGTTCCCTACGCGCAGCTCGACTGCTACGCGCTCCTGCGCGAAGCGTCCAGCGCGTTGTTCGGCAAGACGCTGCCGCCCCTCCTGTACGATCCGAAGCGCCCGCATGAAGCGATCGACGAGCAGGAGATCACCGGGCGCTGGAAGCGCCTTGACGGGCCAGAGGACGGCTGCGTCGTTTCGATGGGGCATGGGCCGCGCGTCGCGCGCCACGTCGGGCTTCAGACGCGCGCTGGCGTGCTGCACACCTGCCAGAAGTACGGCGCATTGGTGCAGGACGAGGTCCAGCTGCTCGCTTCCGGCTACACGCACCTGAGGTACTTCCGGTGGGAATGAACATTGCCGTCATCGAGGACATTCTGGACGAGAGCTCCGCCCGAGCTTACGCCCACGAAGGGCCGCTGATCGACTTCCTCCAGAAGCACTGGCCACGCGGCTTCGAGGGGCGCGCTTGCCAGGTGGTGTTGAACAGCGTGCCGCTGCTGGTGGACGACTTCGACCATCCCATCGTCGCTGACGACGTCGTGGTCATCGCCTTCGCGCCGCGGGAGCCGATCAGCTTCATCGTCGGTGCGTTCGCAGCAGGCGCGGCAGGCACCATCGGCCAGCAGCTGACGGTGTACTTGATCCAGACGATCGTCCTGATCCTCGCGTCCAGCCTCATCTCGGCGTTGTTCGCGCAGAAGCCGCCCAAGGGGCAGGGTCTCGCGCGCCGCGTGTACGAGATCAGCGCGCGCCAGAACCAGCCCGCGCTCGGTGACGTTGTGCCCGAGCACTTCGGCACCTCGTGGTTCTTCCCGACCTATGCGGCGCAACCCTACAGCCGCTTCGAGACCGACCAGCAGTTCATCTCTTTCATCATGCTCCTCGGCGCCGGTGAGGTGGACGTTGACGAGATCCGCATCGGCACCACGCCGGTCGGGGAGTTCCCAGCAGACGTGGTCGAGTGGCGGCTGTTCAAGCCCAACGACCATCGCTCCGAGTTCGGCGTGATCGAAGCGGCCACCGGAATCTACGAGGACGTGATCACCTCCAGCGAGGTGCAGGAGATCGACCTTGGCAAGTCGTCGTCGGAGGTCTTCTTCGGCAAGGCGTTCGCTGGCGACAACTTCTACAAAGGCAACGAGGGCTCGCCGGAGATCTTGGTCGGCGACACCGTGCGCGTGCTCGGGCAAGACCCGCAGCAGCTGAACCACGGCGTCGTCAGCACCGTCATCATCGGCGGGCCGACGCAGCCGCAGTACCGCTTGGCGCGGCCTATCGCCAACGACGCTGGCAATCCCTGGTACCAGCTGGTCAAGGGCGACGACGGCTGGCGCGGCTGGTTCATGGCCTGCGCCCCGCTGAAGGTGACCAACCGCATCGAGCTCGACTTCGTGTTCCCCAATGGCCTGTTCGTTGCGTCGAGCGAGGGTGAGTTCTTCAACTGGGACGCGCACGTGTGGGCGCAGGTCCAGCTGGTCGACGAGCAGGACAACACCATCGGTCCGGTGCAGGAGTTCAAGTACGTCTACAAAGGGCGCAACCGAAACACCAAGCGTGTCACGGAGACGATCTTCCTGCCGACCGGGCGCTACCGTGTGCGCGTGAAGCGCGAGGATCGTGACGACGCCACCCAGCGCGAGTCCTCGAAGGTGCTCTGGACGGCCATGCGCGCGTTCGCCGTGAACGTGCCGGGCTCGTTCGCCTACGGCGACGTGACCTTGATCGCGATGCGCTTGCGAGCAACGCGCGCTCTGGCCGACGCGGCAACCGGGCGCATCACCGTCCTCGGAACGCGCGTCCTGCCGACCGTCCTGTCCAACTTCACCGTGCGCGCCCGCACCCGCAATCCGGCTGACGCCTTCGCCCAGATTGCGCTGGCAGGCGGCGACACGCAAGGCCTCGATCTGGTCAACCTTCGGTCGCTGGCCGCGCGCTGGAACGGCATCAACGGATTCAATCACCGCTTCGAGGAGCAGCAGACCGTGTTCGACGGCTTGCGCATCTGCGCAGGCAACGTGCGCGGCACCCCGAGCGCCTATGCCCGACAGATCGGCATCCGCCTCGACCGCGCGCAGGAGTTCGACAAGTTCCTGGTGACCGCCCAGCAGATGCTGACGGACTCGTACAGCTTGGGCTTCCGGCTGCGCGACGACAACAACTTGGACGGCTACCGCGTCGAGTACCAAGATCCGCTCAGCACGCAGACGCTGTCCGTGCTGCACCCGCTTTCCGCCACCACGCCGGAAGTCGTGCGGCTGTTCGGATGCACCGACAAGGCGACGGCGCAGGCCCAGGCCCAGTACCTTTGGACGAAGCGTCAGGCGCTGCGCCGCGTGGTCGACTTCAAGACCGAGATGGACGCGCACTGCTTCGAGGTCGGAGATCGCATCGCCGTCCTGCACCCGCTGGTGGACTGGGTGGCCGCGGCCCGCGTCATGCGCATCGAGAACGGCAACACGCTCCTCACCCTCGATACGGTCGTCGAGCTCTCCGGTCTGGCCGTTTGCGTGATCCGGTCTGAGCTGGGCGAGCCTTCTGCGCAGCTGGACTGCATCGTCGACCGCAACAAGGTCACGCTGCTGCAAAGTCCCGGCTTCGGAATCTACACGCCCTTCCAGGGCCGGGAAGGTTCCACGATCGCCATCGGCACGCCGGACAACTTCCGCTCGGCCTACCTTGTCACGGAGATCAATCCGTCGGACGGCTCTGTCGCGGTGCAGGCGATCGGCTACGACGGCGAGGAGTATGCTTACGGCATCCCCGGCGAGCTGGCCTTGCCCGTCCGCACCGACCACGATCTCCCCGGCGAAGTTGACTTGCGAGGGCTCAAGGCGTGACTGACTTCCCGCACAATCTGTACGGCGACGCGCTGGCCTCTGGCACGGCGCTGACGACTGACCTGACGCTGCAGCGAACGCAGATGCTGAGTGGCTGGCGGCGTCAGCGGCGGCAGTTCGGCCACAACGCTTCGTCCCTGCGCGCGAGCTGGCGGCTCCCGACCGCGCTGGCGCAGGACTTGGTGCGCTGGCTGGAGGCCAACAACGACTGGTTCATGATGCGCATGATTAGCGGCAACGACTTCTGGCAGACATGTTCTGTGTTCCGTCACGAAGTCCGTCGCACCAGCGAGATCGCCTGCAACCGAATCGACTTCCTCGACCAGTTCACCGTCACCATCGATCTGGAGACGCGCGAGCAGTCGCGCTGGGAAGAGCTGCTGGCGCTCGCCGTCGGCGTCGGCCTGCAGGATTATCCGCCAGAGTTCCCGCTGCCGCGCGCGGCAGGCTTCGTCGCCACCAACAACGAGTCCGGCGCGAGCACCTACTCGCTGTCGTTCGTGATGAACACTGCCACGCTGCGCAACTGGATGGCATTCGCCGGCGTCCTTGGCACGACTTGGTTCCTGATGCGGATGGTGTCGCCGTCGATGCCGTGCGGCCTTGAGGTGATGCGCTTCGTCAGCAACCCCGCGCAGACGCTCGTTGCCCCCGACACATGGGAGGTGTCGATCGACGCGGAGACGATGCCGCCGATGTTCGGCGTGGCGGGCGTGTCGCAGCCTGCGGACGTGCTGCCGCCGTCCGACAACTCCTGCCTCTACGACGAGGGGATCACTTACGACTCGCCGGGCCACGCCTACGAGTGCGTGCTGTCGCCTGAGCCTTCGCCCGAGCAGTACAACCGGGCCGAGCTGGCCTGCCTGCCGATGGATTCGCTCACCCGGATGCGCGACCACGTGAACGGAGATTGGACGCCAGATCAGGCCGCGTTGCTCATGGCGACCGGCTCTGAGCAAGTGAAGTTCCTGCCCTACGCGCTGCGGATCGACTACCAAGGCTATCCGAACGGCACCAATGCGCCGCGCTACTACAACATCGTCCCCACGTTCCGGCCTTCTGGGTTCAGCGTTCGCGGCTGGGTGCGCAGCACTTCGCTGGCGGGCGGCAATGCCCGCGTCATCCTGGCGGCGCGCACGATCTCCTCGGCCGGATCGCGCATCCTGTTCACGCTGTCGCTTGTTGGCAGCGAGATCTGGGCGCAGCTGGGCAACATCTTCCTCTATGCGCCGTCCGGCTTCGCCATCAACACCTGGCACTACGTCGAGCTCTCCATTGACTTCGCCCAAACCCTGCGGCTGTTCCTCGACGGCCAGCTTCTCGGCTCTGTGGACGCCAGTCAGCCTGACTTCGTGGCGTCGGCGTTCGCCGTCGAGCTTGAGATTCGCCCGATCCAGAAGTCCAGCGTGACCATCCCCGGCATCATGTACCTCGACGACATGGCGATCGACCGGAGCTTCAACATCGACCCCTACGCCCCGCCCACCCTGCCCAACTGCGGCGGCGACCCGATCCCGCCGCCCGTATCGCCGCCTGTGGTCATTTCTGGCAACGCCCCGGACGGCACCAGCGGCGTCGCCTACAGCTTCGCCTACGCGCTCTCTGGCGGCGTGCCGCCCCTGACGGCCCGCGTCCTTTCGGGCGCGCTGCCGCCCGGCATCGCGATCCTGCCGTCCGGCGAGCTCGTGGGCCAGTCGGTCGCGGGCGTCTTCCCGTTCGTCTTGGAGGCCATCGACTCCGTCGGCACCGTCTCGGCGCCGCTGGCCGACTCCATCACCTTCATCGCCGCTCCGACGCCTCCCGGAACGCCCGACCCGCCCGTATTCAACCCCGGACAGCCCCGGCCACCAACCATCGAGCCATAAGGCACCGCCATGACCAACTTCCCCGCCAACATCGACACCTTCCCCCGGCCCGTTGCTACCGACCCGCTGTCTAATCCTGCGCACGCCGCACTTCACGTTGCGATCAGCGACGCGATCACCGCGATGCAGCAGAACATCGGTGTGACCGGCGAAACCGACCCGGCCACAGTGCGCGGCGCGATTGCCGGCAAGGCGCCGCTGGTGCACACGCACAACTACGCGCCTCTTGTCCACGGCCACGCCATCGAAGAGGTCACCGGCCTGCGCTCCGAGCTCGACGCGCTGCAGAACGACATCAACAACGCCACCGTGTCGCCACTGACCACGAAGGGCGACCTGTTCGGCTTCGACACCGCCGAGGCTCGCATCCCTGTCGGTCTGCCTGGACAGATTCTCGCCGCTGACCCCGCGGCGATTGGCGGCGTCCGCTGGCGCGATGAAATCATCTCCCCGGTCGGCGGCATCACCCTCACCTACCAGTTCGACACCGGCCTCACCGCCGCGGCGACGTCGGGCGAGTACAGGCTGAATAACGCGAACCCGGCGCTGGCCACGCAGGCCTTCGTCAACTCCTTCACACAGCCTGGCAACGACGCCAGCATCATCTGGGACAACCTGGATGCCGGCGACTTCATGACCTTCTGGCGCACCAGCGGTGGCGCCGGGTCGCAGGCCTTCAAGCTCACCAGCAAGCCTGTCGCCGCGGGCACGGCGCCGAATAAGGTCTACACGATGGGCATCGTCGTCGTCGGCACGCCCAGCGGCTCCATCCCGAACAACGCCACGGTAGCGATCAACACGATTTC